CAAGAGCACCAGAAAGAAGAATATTCTACATTGATGTTGGTAATCTTCCAAAGGTAAAGGCTGAGCAATATCTTCGTGATGTTATGAATCGTTATCGTAACAAGTTAGTATACAATGCTGACACTGGAGAGATTCGTGATGATAAAAAATATATGGCAATGCTTGAAGATTTCTGGTTACCAAGAAGAGAAGGTGGAAGAGGAACAGAAATTACAACACTACCTGGTGGACAAAACTTAGGTGAACTTTCTGATATTGAATATTTCCAAGCAAAATTATACAAATCATTAAATGTTCCATCAAGTCGATTAGATAGTCAAGGTGGATTCAATTTAGGTAGATCATCAGAGATCTTAAGAGATGAACTTAAGTTCACTAAGTTTGTAGGAAGATTAAGAAAAAGATTTTCACAAATCTTCAATGATATGTTAAAGACTCAATTGATTCTTAAAAATGTCATTACCCCAGAAGATTGGGATACTTTAGAAGATCATATTCAATATGATTTCTTATACGATAATCATTTTTCAGATCTCAAAGAGAATGAACTTCTCAATGAACAACTTGGTGTTATTGCTGCAATGGAACCATATATGGGCAAATACTTCTCTGCTCAATATGTAAGAAGTAAAGTTCTTAAGCAAACAGAAGATGACATTAAGGAAATGGATGAACAGATAGCAAAAGAAATTAAAGATGGAATCATCCCAGATCCTAATATGCCAATAGATCCAGCAACTGGAATGCCAATGGATCCGAATATGGATTTAGGGCAACCAATCACAGAACCAGACCTTGAATCTCAAGGTGCATCAACAGAAGTCGAAATGCCGAAGGGTGGAGAGATATAAATACCTTTAGTTTATAATTATATTTTATTAAGATGGATGATTTAATGGACATGTTGGCAACTGATCAATCTGCATCAGAAATTAGCGATAAGATTAAAGAAATTTTGTATGCTAAGAGTGCAGAGAAGATAGATGCTGCAAAACCAGATACTGCTGCGAGTCTTTTTGGACAAGAAGTAGAATCAGAAACTGAAGTTGAAACTGAAGTTGAACCCCAAGAGGAGGAATAGATGTCATCGTATATACTTAAAGTACT